AATAAGAACCGTCGGCACGTTTTAGCATTCCTCCATTAGCATAACTATTTGGATTTTCTGCATGCCATTGTTTAGTAGCATCAACTCCTTCACTAATAGTATTAGCGCCAGATTTTTCAGTTAAATTGATAGTATCCCACTTTCCCTTATCTTCTTTAGGATGGTTTACTATTATATCTCCTTCTGGATTTTTATATATTTTATGAAACTCTCCTCCTGCAGTTAAAAATTTTCCTCCATTACTATAGTACCTTCCTAATGCTGAAGCATAAACACTTGGTAATAAATCTCCATGAATATTTCTATCATTAAGAGGCCCACCGTCAGCAAAAGGTAATGCTGTAGTATCTCTAAAAATCTTTGTCCCTAAAGATTTATAGTAAGTTGGAAGTATTTTAGGAGTCTTTTTCATTAGAATACTTGATAATCAAAATAAGTCATAAGACGATTCATAATTAACTCTTTGTTGTAAGAGTTGTCGAAGTATAAAGTTACAATAAAATATGTACTACGTAAACGTCCTTGTTTACTAGTTGTATTTTGATCTCTTGGAATCTTCAATCTCCACTTATCAAATTTTCTTTTAAATCTTGTAGGAGAGAAAGGTACGATACCTGTATCTTGATATTGAGTAGATATTTTAAATGCAGTAATAGTTTGTGCTCTATCAATTACTTTATTATCATCTCGAACAATAGAATTGTATTCCATTGTACGTAATACTTTATTCACGTCTGCTTGTGGATTAACTACTAACGTTAATTCACATGTCTCTTCTTTACCGTAAAATACTCCCCAATCTCCTATAGCATTAGTATAAATATCTTTCAGTTTTAGTGGATCAGGTGTTAGAATAATATCACCGTTTTCTATCCAAATAGTTGGGGCCATAGAATAACGTGATGAGAATTGTTGTGCTAATTCGTCGAATACTAATGTATCAGATTTATATACTTGATTAGCAGTAGCTACTGTACTATTAGCAAGTAATCCTACTAAAGCAGCTGGTAAAGTACCACCTGAAGTAAAGTTACTTGTAACGTAATAGTAAGTATCGGTAGTGCCGTAATACACAATTGTTCCTGCGGTATAAGCATAATTAGTTGTCAAGACTCTAGATGTAGGCCTACTCATAAAAGTAAACAATATCTCATCGTTAATGATGTCTTTACCAATATGCACACCTTTTCCTAAAATAGGATTATCTCCATCATTTTCTTTTCGTGCAAACACATATTCAGGAAGTGCTTGTAAGTAACTATGCATTCCCTTAATTTCTGAAATAGCACTGTTAGCAGTTTGTCCTGACTGCGCTTGCATCATAAATATTTTTCTATGGAAAGCATCAAAGAAATATAGACCTGCTTCCGTAGCTTGTACGGCCCATTGATGAATAGCTCCGTGAACTTTAGAATAGTAAATATGTTTACCAAATCCAAGACCTGTACCTAATTGAGTAGGAACTCCATCAGCAGTAGTAGTAACAGCAGCACGGTTAATGGTATATGCTCCCATTCCTCTATCTTGTAAAAAATATACAGTATCTTTCCAGTTGATTACTTTATTAATAGGACCGTAGTCATCTATATCATAATAGTTATTTATTCCGTATTTAGTCCAAGAATCTACTGTTTCTTCATTAATTTTTACATTAGATAAGTATGCTCTAATATCATTAGCTCCACAATTTTGCAAATCTGCAGGCTGTACATAGAATCCTAAATCGTCATTTTGACGAGAGTATACCATGTTATAGCTATACATATTTAATACTTCTGCATATGGTGCTTCAGCATTATTTGTTTCTTGTCTAAAAGCTGCTTCTAGTAAAGTATTTGATCCTCCTGTAAATTCATATTTAACTCCTGTGCGCAAAGTTGCTCCATTCGCTAATTCTAAATTTAATTCAGTTTCTAAAGCAATTATATCAGTAATAGTATTGTCTTTATGGTATTTATTATTACCGTAAAAAGCTGTATTAAATTCTACTAAACCTGTTTGGACTACAAACATGTTAACAAAAATATCTCCTCCAAATACTATAGGATTTGTATTTGCGGGATCAATGATTGGAGATGCAGGGATAAATTTATTAGCCTCTAAACTTGATTCAGTATATCCTCCATATACTTCTTGTTTTGGTAAAATGCATTCTGTGATAGGAAAATAATTATCGTAATCTCCAGTTGCTACAAAAGAAGTTCTATTTACAGGAAATACACTATTAGGAGCTTTAAAATAATCTTCAGTAGAACCTGTTATAGGCGTATTAGTAAAAAAGTCTGTATCAATTTTTTGTACTTTACCTATAACACTAGATCCTGCTTTAAAAAATTCAGGTACTTCACTTACTCCTAAACCTTGTTGAGGCCTATTAGGATTAACTTGTGGATCTCCTGCATCAAAATAATTATCCATGCACCAGTAATTTCGCATGTAATAACCAGAAAACATACTACTAGTTACCTTAGTTTCATAGTCAGAAGTGTCTTCCATTTTAAACTTAGCATTATGCTGCCAACGTTTAATATTTTCTATTGTATTAAAGTTTACAGGATATATATCATAATATTGATTTCTTATATCTTTAGAGTCTTCCCCTAGATCTACATCACTCCAATCATGTGTAGAATTTGCCCAAGTAACTCTATTACTATAAGCTCCTGTAATTAGTAAACAAGGATTACCTCCTAAATTTAAGATTGAGTCTGCTACACTATTTTTATCAAAAGATATTTCTGGAGAATAAAATCCTAAATAAGATCCTAATCTATCGTAATTATAATATTGTGGAACATAACTACTAACTGAAGAATCTTCTAAAGTTGCAAAAGATGCATTATTTGCAGAAGAATCTGGATAATATGGATATAAATGTAAAACATTATTATTTTCATTTACTCGTAAATCAAATCCTCCTGTACCTGTAAAATGAGGTTCTAAAATTGGATTATAATAAAAACCTTTTAATAATCCTTGTGTCAATCTTCTTTTATCAGTACTTTCTCTTTTAACTCTAACAATTTGGTATCCAGTAATTTTATTTGCTAAACTAGGACAAGTACTAAAATCTATTTGAAATTCTATTCCCATAGAATATCCTACTGTGTCCTCACTTGCAGTCTTCTTTTTACTTAGTGGCCAGAACTTGTAACCAGAATTATTTGTTACAGAATCTACTTCAGAAATATCTGGAAATTTAATATCTCCAATATATTCTACAAAAGTAGCTTCCCCTTTGTTAGTGTAGAATACTATACCAAATCGATAAGTTTCTCCTCTTTTGTATCCACGTAATAATCCAGAAATAAATGGAGATGCGTAATTAGGAAATGTAGTATTAGCATAAGGGCCGTAGCCGTCATTTAAATCGTGTCCTGGTGAATCAGGAGTATCATTTACGTAAGTTAATCCTACAGTTTGCCCAGCAAGCACACTAGTTTCTTCTAAAGTAAATTCTTCTAAATGAAAATTATAAGTAATATTAGGGCCTTCTCCTCCTAATCGTAATCCATCAGATTGATATCTATATTGAGAATCTGTTTGCCAAGTTGGGTTCCAATGTGCATCAGAATTGTAATCTTTATTAAAAGCATTTTCTAGTATATCACCTGTAGGCAAAGTTTGCGCACTGTCGTATCTTCCAGTTTTTGCTTCAAATGTTTCTAAATCTTCAAGTAAGTCTTGCAGGCTTATTGTTGATTCTATAATGTTTGCAATTAATAAAGAGTTATCTTTTTGTGCAATAGTTTTAGGAGTTTTAAAAGCGTAGTTTCTTGCAAGAAAATCTAGTAACTCTAAGTCAAAGATAGTTGACTCTCCTCCTGTATAAGTAATCGTAATACTAGATTGATTGGCAATAGTCATTGTCTCAATAGATACTACTTCTGTAGTTGCAGTATCTGATGATTTATATATACCAATAAATTCTATTTTTTCAAAATCCCAATAATTAGTAGTATCTACAGTCACAGTAATTGCTTTTCCGCTATTGACTACTGTACTATTACCGTTATATTGATTAGATGGAATACCTGTCTCACTATCAGAAACAATATGGATCAGATTACTAGGCGGTGAAATTAAAGTTGTTTTTCCGTCATCTGTAATTAATCTAAATGCAATTTGATATTCTCCTGTAGTTAAACTACCCCCACCTGCTACTCCTACTAATAAAGGTTGAGTAAACTTAACATCTGGGAAGATATCTACAAGACCTACAGGTAAATCTACTAAACCAGGGCTTACTACATTAATAGATCTAAAAAAGTTATTATAATCTGTCCAATAAACTCTTTGAATGCAATCAGATTCGAATCTTCCTAATGCCTCAATTGGCCAAGTTTTTTTAAAGTTTAATGCTGCATTATAATATATAACAGCAAAAGTAGTAATTGCCTTGTTTGCTGGATCGTATTCTAAATTATAAATCCATCCTTTATCGCCATCATCATCAGCAACAAATAATATAATCTTTGTACGGATTGTAGCATATCCTATAATAGCAGGATTTAATGCTGTCCAAGGAGTTGTTCCAAAAGTACCTGATGTCTCAAGTTCTACTGCAAATTCGTTACCTTTTATGTTAGTAAATCCTCCAAGTGAATCTCCTGTTGTAGTAGTAATTCTTACATCTAAAGCATCAATATAAAAAGTAGCTGCCAAACTATCGTAGGCAGTATCTTTATTCATTCCTTGGTAGGTGTTTATATGTTGCTCCATGTTAAACTATTAGGATGTTGCTGGGTTTGGCCCATTGACACTTGGTGATACAGCATTAATAGTAGATACTAATGCTACGCCAGATTTAGGTCTAAATTTACGTTGTTCAGGTAACTGCATGTTAGCAAAGAAAGATGCATGGTCTTGCAATTGTGGAATAGTACGGACAACAGAGTTTTTAACTGTTTCTGCTTCGTCTACACCGTTCCATTGTTTAGCATGATTAACCGCTTGTGCAAAGTACCATTCTTTATCTTGCTCGATCATTTGATAAACCTGTGGGTTAATTTCTCCACGGATTAATAGTTTACGGGCAATACGTTGCGCTATGTAGTGTGCACCTGCTTCTAACCATTGTTGCTCTGCAGGAATAGTAGGATATCCACATTCGTCTGTAGGAATAGCACTGTATGACATTGCTACAAATCCTTCGTTCATAGAGCCAAAGATATATCCTTGTCCTACTGTGTATGTCTCACGACCTTCGGTAGTATAATCTCTATCATCTAAATGATATCTGTTGTGGAAGTAATCAGTTTTCCAACGCATTGGATATAATCTACCTTTACCACACTCAGCTTCTTCAATAGTACTAACTCCCACAATATGAGCAGTTTGTCCTATCTTATATAAGTCGTAAGGTAAATCACCTCTCCCATCGCAAATTTGAATATAAGCGATCTTCTCTTCCATAGTTACTGGTACATTAGTATGTGCCATAAACTCTGCAAGCCACTCTACACCTTCTTCTTCTTTGACGTCGTAGTTAAAACCAAAATCCCTGATAGTTTTATCAAGGATTGTTTTATAGGAGACTGTTTTACCTGAGTACATTACATTAAGTTTTTAAGTACTGATTCTAAGCGACTAGCAATACCTTCAGCAGATTTATCTAAAGAAGGATCTTCGGTACTTACAGATTTTTCTGTTTTCCACTCCCATTCGCCTTTGTCGTTTTTACAACGACATTCTTTTGTGATGATATAACCACCTTCAACTTGTTCAATACGAGTTTCTTCCGAACCTCCATCTTCAAATTGTTTGCGGGTAATCTTAACAGTAGACTCTACTGATTTACCGCCTGATGTCATTTCCATTGCTTCGTTATCCATAATAAAATGTTTTACGGTTAGGGTCTTTAACTACTTGTGCAATTAATCTAGAATATTGTCTAGATGCTTTAAAAGTATAAAAACTCTTGTATTTTAAATTAGTTGTAAAGTTATCCCAAAAGTGTTCATAGAATTCTTGATTGCTATGATCATTCTCATGATAAATTAACGTCTTGTTACTTATCTTTGTTAGTTCATCTCTTGTTAATCCTGGGTATTTAGTTTCCCAGTATTCCCAAGTAGCTGCCCAATTTACTCTTAAACTTTTGGAGCGTTCTCCATTCTGTTTAAAGAAATGCATTTGCTTGCTTCTGATTCTAATTTTACCTACTCGGTTTATCTTTAGTTCTAAGCCTGTCTCTACTATTTCTCTACTAAAAGTATCTAGCAAATCTCGTAAAAATTTATTATAAACACTGCGCTCAACTACCTTTTCTTTTGCGTTTTCTTCGTAGTATTTATAAAACTGGTCCTTCTTAATATCACCAGCTATTTTACCTTTTCCTCTTTTTAAAAAATTATTGTCCTGCATTTGTTGCTCCTCCTCCTAATCCTACACCTGTTCTTTGGTCTTGAGCATTGTTAGCTTCATCTTTTTGGTTGATTCCTTTTTGCATTAATTGTTGTAGTACTAAAGGTTTAATATATGCCCACATCCACATATTTAATGGATAAGGATCGGATGCTGTCCAACAAGGAGCTTCTCCTGCACAATTATAATAACCTTGTAACTCAGTAGGATCTTCAAAGATTCCTCTAATACTAAGATACTTCATCATTAAATGCGTAGATGATTTACTAGTAACATATAAATGTTTTCCGTATAAGAAAGTGTAGATACTTTTTTGAGTAGTTCTACCGTGGCCTACGTAAGGTACACGAGAGTAATCAATAAGTATAAATCTTGGCTTCATTATGTCAGCAGGGCCAACACTTGCAATACCTTTTGTAAAGAAAAACTCAATTGTATTAGGTATCTCTTTAACAGTCCGTAATACTTTGCATCCTGCTGGCACATCTATACAACAATCAATGGGATTAACTAGTTCTAACTCTAGACATGTTATCTCTTGTAGTATATAGGGATCTATACTACGATTCTTATTATACTCATTTCTAATCCATAGAGATCTCTGTTCGTTAATTAAATCCGTATAGAGCTCATATGAAAATGAGGATTCTATTGAGTTTATTTCTAACGACTCATCAATCTGAGCATGTAAATCATTTAGTGATAACATAATTACAAATATACAATTAATTAATTATCTTCCCTGTCCTCTGTAAGCTTTTTTATAATTCTTAGAACTTTTAAGCTTAGAAGTTTGGGTTTTAGCGTGTACTCCTGGACGTGAGACTTTTACTTTAGCCTTAACACCTCCAGTATTATCTTTAATTTTAGCCATTATCTATTCTTTATAGTGATGTTAAAAATAGTAATAAGATAGAAGTTTCTAGACTTATCTACCTCAATGTTAATTAAATCTACAGCAGAGATTCTAAATCTAATCATGATTTTATCCCATTGCTTATTAGTTGTTTTCCAGTTGTTTCTTAGTTTCATAATGTAAATATAAAAAATATTAAATAGGGAATTTAATACTATCAATTGATTTTAATATTAGATCTCTTCCATTTGTAGTATCTCTACGTGTATCAATGATCAAGATTCTACTTCCTACAGGTTTCGGAGGAGCACCTCTTTCAACATGCCATCCTTTTGATCCATCACCGTACTCCTCTTTGTAAGTACCTGTAATCATCATATGAATTTGTCTATGTTTCTGCGAGTATCCTGTTTGAGCTTGATGTTCAATTATATCACGAGCTATGTTAGTGCATTTGTTTTCATGAATATGCCCCATTGCAAATACATCAAAATCTTCAGCCATTTCAAGAGCTCTAGTAAGATTAATCTCCCCACGAGTAACAATTCCCCCGCCTCCTGAGCCATGAAAATATTTTACTTTTGTTGCGTGAAAGAAATTAGTTCTAACTTCCTGACGTACAATAAGCCATCCACCATATCCACCTGTCTGAACATTACTCCCATTTTTGTAATTAAGTAGATCAACAAATCTTTGTAAAACATCAGTTTCTTGACGTTTGATTACAGAAGTCTCATGATTACCGTACCCGATTACTGTAATTAAATGTGCGTATGGTGAAAAGAAATCTACTGCTGTTTCTACGATAGAATCAAGATACTTAATGTTATTGTGCTCAGGACGGATATCAGATTTAGTACCACGTGGATCCCATTTTCCCTGCATCAAACAAAACGTATCCCCATTAAACATCATGGGGATAGAATGTTTTAGACAATAATTTAAATCTTTTCTTAACAAGTCCCAGTCGCATTTAGGATTATCCCAGTGAATATCTGAGAACATCGCTATTTTAACTTTTGTTCCACTAATTTTTAATTCGTGAATGTTCTTTGCGTGTTTGATTAATTCCATAAATACGATATAAAGGATTAGATTAAACTATTTAAATGGTACATACTTTGTCGTACCTCCAGATTTAATTGCTCGTAAAATTTGTTTACGTTGCGCTCCATCTGAATTATAAGATACGTGTACCCAATCAGGATTAGCATCTGTACCAAACTCCCAAATCATTTGATCAAAGTTTACGTTATCCTTAACAAAATCAAATAATTGTTTGTTAGTAATAGTTGTACCGTCCATATCGATATCAATTGCTTCACCTTTACAATGTTGGCTGGAAGATGCGCCACCTACCGCTTTATTCAAAGCAGCAGAACGGTACCCAGAACTCAATCGAATAGGAACACCAAAGTGCTCACGAATAGGTTCAAATACATTCTCAGCTAACTTTTTGAAGTTCTCAATATGCTCTGGTGTAGGCATGTTGCTGATTCCTTTTCTTTTAGCGGTCTCTGATCTCATCACTTCCGCTAGTGCTAAATGTTTACTTAATTGCATAACTTATTTTTTAAAATATAATTGTGATTCTGCTTCTCTTCTTCGTACTAAACCTTTTAAAGTTTTGCCACCTGCTTTTACCCATTTCATAAACTCTAATGTAATAGATTCATCTTCAGGGTTAGCATTTACTTTTTTAAGTAAAGTAGAAGATTTTAAATTTGCTGGTCCTAGATTGTAAGCAAAAGATACTAATGCATCAAATTGATTTTGATTGATGTCATCTCTGCAATAGCTATCTACATACTTCTCAAAGCTAACCAACATACTTTGTAATAATACTGTTCCTTCTGCCTCAGTAATAGCTTTGTCAGCCATAGTTACTTTTTTACCAGTAGGATAAAATGTTGCTCCGTATCCAATTGTTGGAATACCTGCTGGACATTTGTATGGAGCAGATCTAAATCCTTCGAACATTTTAATTAGTTCGATACCTGCTGTACCTGTTTTAGTTATTTTCATTTTCTTCTTGATTTTCGTTTTCGTTTGCTTTATTTTTTAACTTCATGATACGTCCAGCAGTAGTAATGCCGAAAGCACCTAAAGTTAATAACATAAACCCATCAAAGATAAATTCCTTGATTATTAGTTCGTTACCTACTATTCCTGTGACTACGTCAATCACTAGTACAAATACCATTGCAAAGAAGGAGATTACTCCTACGAATGCTTGCTCATTAATGTGATTATTATCACTAATTAATTCTCTAAAAAACTTTCTCATAATTTATAATTTAATTGGGACCTTAGTAACTTTAGGTCGTTCTGGTTTAATAATCGCTCTTTCCCATCCTTTAAGTGGATTCTCTTTTTTATCGTATGGATCAATAGGTGTAGGACATTTATAAAAATAAAGATCTCCAGACATATTATCCTTTTGTACAAAATATTGGCTTAAATCTACTGCGTATATTGTAGTATCGTCCCATGAATAATAAATCCAACTGCTATTAATTGCAGCGTCTAGCATCCATGCTTCTAAAAGATCTAATCTTTTAGCAAGCTCATCGTCGAACACATGTTCTACAATTATTTTTTCTTTAAGTATTAGGAGAGTATCTCGTACAGCAATGATGCTGTCTCTGACAGTGATATCTTTTTTGAAAGCTGCTATCTTAGCTTTTTGATTTTCAAATATAGCATTAATGTCGTCAGCTTGCTTTACAGTAAGGATGACAACAGAGTCTCCTTTAATTACCGTCTTCAGAGGGTAGTTTGATTGGCTGGAAATCAAATTCGTCACCAGAAGACATACGAGCATTAGTAACTTTCTCATCTGTTAATTCCTTTTTAATTTTTTGTACTACACTTTTCGTACTATCTAGGTCTCCAATAACTTCGCTGACCATTTCCTGCATCTCTGCTTTATCTTCTACTAGTTCTTCGTTCTTTGCTTCTAAACTAGCTACATTTGTTTTTAATCCTTTGTTCTCACTTGTGAGGGCTTTATTTTCATTAGTTAAACTAGTATTTTCTTCTACTACAACAACATGTTTATGGCCTGTAGAAAATACTTGTAAACAGGTAATACCTATGAATCCGATAATGGAACCTAATATGATTCTTTTATTCTTTTTCATTTTTTATTACTTAAAAACATCATAATTGTATCCTTCAAACTTTTAGAGCTTTCAGTATTATCTTTTAATGTTTTTTCAAAGTCATCTCTATAATCTCCTTCTAGATCTTTTACTCTTTCACGTAAATCATCTTCACTTTTCATTAATCTATTTAAGAAAGTCCAACATAAATAGCCTAATCCCATTACTGCGAAACCAAGAACTCCATATTGTGCTAAACTATCAAAAATTCCAAATGACATAATGATTATTTTTTACGTTTCTTTTTGCTATCTAATTCTGCCTGCAATCTGTCTTTTTCTGCAAGATGTCTTTTGATAAATAACCAAGCAACATATCCTAATGCTAATGCTAATAAACCAATTGGTCCGTATTCAGCTAATTGACCGAATACTCCAAAATCTTGTGCTCCTGTTGATACTGTTACTGTGTCCATTATTTTTTCATTATTAGTTGTTTAACTGCGTCTGATAACTCCCCCACACTTTTTGCCAGATTTTTAATTTCTAATTGAGTCTGTTCTTGGATTGCTTGGTATTTAAGTCTAGACTCTTGTTCTACTAACTCAATCTTTCCTTTGAGTTTTCCTAAATTTTCTGTGTTGTTTCTAACATCGCTGTGGATCATTTTTAAAAAATATCCAATAATACCAACCGCTGCTATTAGACCGTACTGTAAAATCTGTGCTAAATCCATTATAATCTTTTTAAGAAAGTTCTGTAAATTATGTATACTATTATAAGTATAATAAAGGTAATAAAGATGCCATTAACTACAGATTGGATTTTTGCTCCAAATGTAGTTTTATCTTTAGGCTTAACGTAGTATTTTATAGGGATTTTTCTTGTGATAATTTTGTCAATGTAGACTGTATCACATTGGCCTTGGATGTAGACCTTTTTTTCTCTATCCATCCAAACTTTAACTTTAAGTTGTTCTTGTTGGATAAAAATTGTGTCGTATAACGACTGAACGTCGACAACAGTATCGACTTTTACTTCTGGCACTACTACTCTGATAGTGTCATGCACGACAACACTATCAGTAGTAAGTAAGTAAGGGTACTTGGTTATAAGTCTGTTAAATCTCTTCGTCGGACCGCACGATAGTAGGGTCACTAGTATTAAAAGACTCCATAGTAACTTCTTCATTTGCTTGTTGTTGAGCAAGCGTATTTAAAAAATTGATTAATGGAAATCCTAATCTAGTTGGCATCTCGCTGATGTATCCTTCTAAATTTTGAATGTGTTCTTCATTTAATACAATTGTTCTAGGCGCTCGCTGAGTTTCTTTTGCTGTCATTTTTTTGCTATTAAATTAATACTCCGTGTATTATAAAACCCAAAGATATAAAATAAATTATTATAATCTATTATTCTACAATTTCTTTTATAGGTGATTCATTGTATTGCAATTATTTATTAACAAAATAAGCACAATTGTTCTTATTCTCCTTTAAGTGCTTTTAGTTCGTTATACATTGCAAGAAGTTCTGCCTCTTTTTGTGCAATTAATTCTTCTTTTGTAGGTTCTTCTACTTCGATGTATTCAACGGATACTAATCCGTTCTCATCATAAATTTCGTTTCTTACTTGTGCCATGTTATGCTGCTCTAAATTTTAATACAAAAGGACCTGCTCCACCTTGATTGATTAATGTTGCAGGTGGTATAGTTGCTGGTAAACTACCAAATGTCAATGAAGTATATATCAATGTAGAATATGAATTAGATGAAGTTGCAGCAACTGACCAAGATAGCATAGTATTAGTATTAAGAACAGATCTTAATCTACCATTATTTCCATTTGCTTGAACTCCAATCCAGTACAAAGTTCCAGCTGTAAAACTATATGACATTGTTACAGTTTTGTAACCAGTAGTACTAATATCAATATTGGCACTTTCATATAATTTTGAACTCGGTTTTCCGTTCAAATCTGAGTAAATTACAACTCTTGCACTTTGCCCTGCCGCTAATCCTGTTACTTCAATATTAAATTGATTAACATTAAAATTATTCATTGGTCTAAATGGGTTGAATGTAAGCTCATTGGCCCATAAATTGTGCCCATCAGTAAAAGTCATACAAGCTGTTGTCATATAGTATAATCCAGTAATTGGAGGCGCAGGTATAACATTACCACCTCCACTTGCTAAAGCAACACCATTTACTTTATATTGTCCTGTTATATTAATATCTATTGGCATCTTACTTAAGTATTACGTTTACAATATTCTTATTTAGCTTATAGTTATAAGCTCCCATTCTAACGTCTCCTAAAAGAGCGATATCAAATGAGATTAGGTTATATAAATCATCTTCTGATATCTCAGGCTTGTACTCATCATATATCGCTAATACATCAACAAGATCCTCTACAGGAACCCCGATTGGAGTACTACGAATTTCAATATCTTCGTTTAATGCAGCTTTTTCTTCTTCAGTACCATTGTTTAATGTATGAATCTCTTCATCTGTTAGGATAAGATGAGGAATCTCTACCCAACTGCTCTCGTTTATTGCTTTATACTGTTTCATAATTAATAGTTTACAACACCTGTAGTGTCAATTCCTAATACGACTCTTCCTCCTGCTGTAGATCCTACTGTAAATGTATCGCCTGTCATAGTACATCTATATATATCTCCAAATATACCTGATGAATTATCACAGCAGAATCCTAAGTTGCTTGTTATACATTCTGATACTACACCGCCATTCTGACCTAAGTTACCCATAAAAGATTTTGTACCTGCTATAGCGCTACAATTAATTATTGTTCCGTAGTTAACTCCAACATTCAAATTTGACTGAGATGCAAATGAATTATTTGCCGCTGAACAGTTACTAATAGTTCCTTGATTTTGTGCTGCATCAGTAGCTGTTCCTATAACACTAACAAAGGAATTGCTATTTGCTGTACAGTTATTGATAACCCCTGAGTTTGTAGAATTACAAGTACCCGATATTAATTCATTACCTGAACAAAATGAATATGTACCTGCTGTACAATTTTTAATAGTACCTGCATTAAAACTGCCTCTTACTGAGTAACAGAACGAATAGCTACCTGCGGTGCAGTTGTCAATAGTTCCAAAGTTTGCTACATTTGAAAACATTGTTGCTTCAGTTGATAGGAAAGAATAATTTCCTGCTATACAGTTCTTAAATGTACCAGATAAATTTGTTCCTGATGTAGATGTAGCTACTATTCCAATTGGAGCTGAATTGGCAGTATATCCAAATGAATAAGCTCTTGCTATACATGAATCAAAGGTTCCGTTTATAGACATTGAGTATGACCCAAATGAGTACTCACCACCTACACAGTCTCTTATATATAAGCTCTCATTAACTCCTCCACTTGCAGCTACTGCAAATGCACCGTGTACAAAGTAACTATTTTTTGTAGTATCAATCCCTGAAATACGCACATTAATACCATCTCCTGTGCTTAGTACCTGCATACTTGAGAAGTATACGTCAGGAACGCCACTTAATGACTCAAGGTCAATAAATGAACTGTTAACCCTAAATACACTTCCTGTAGGAGAACCTTCATCAAATGAATAGTATCCTGGAGCTAATAGTATTACAACACGGTTAGTTGCTGACAAAGCAGCTCCATTTGGTGTCATTGCCTGTGCTGCAGCATAAGCAGACAAAACTGATATTCCATTTTCAGTAGGTGTGCCAGTTGCTAATACAGATAAGTAATTGGTACCTTGAAGAGAAAAAGATCCACCACCACTTTTTATTAAAATTTGAGTACTCATAATTTTAAGCAGTTAAATAAATTATTAAAAATTCTGTACCTGTAGCATTAAATGTTGTGGCACCTATACTTTCACTTCCTGGATCAAAGTTAATAGTTTCTCCTGTTTTAAGAGTAACTCCATTGACAGCCCCATCTGCTGCTCCTACATTAGCTACAGAAAACCCTACATTTGCAGGAATAGTACCGCTAGTTGTACTACGTACAATAGTAGGTGTTAAGGTTCTACCTAATCCATAAGAATTAACTTTTACTAATAATTCCTCTTGTCCTGTTACTAATGCTGCAGTGTTATTAGGACCCCCATGTATTTTGACTTGTTTATTTGACATGACTTTAAATTTAATACTAAATTACAAACTTTTTATTAATAAATTTCTCTCCATTGCATAGATACTCCCACATCTGTAGTATTTGCCCCTAAATTAGTAACTACAATTGCATAGAGTTCTGAATCATTACTATTGTAATTTTGTACTATATAATTCTTTTTAGCAGTAGTAGGATTAGAAACGGCTGTAAGTGATTCTTTTGCTGAGTTTGATGCTGCCACATATCCTGCATCTAAAACTTCTCCTCCTGTAATTGCTGTGCCTCCTATATTGTATTGAACACCTGAATTTGTATTTACATCTACCCAAGCAGTACCTGTTGTTAAGGCAGCAGTATTAGGTAATTTAACTACTCTATAAGATAAAAGTTGGTTAGTAGAAGTAATACTGTATCTACTTAATCTAACAATCATTCTATTTAAATATGAGTTAAAAGTATTTTTTAATCTAATAACTAAAATAGGAGTAGTTGCTCCACTTGCTACAGTTCTTAATGAAGTATTTTGAGCTGCCCAATCTTGCCCTGATTCTGCATAACCTCCTTCAGAAAGTACAGTAGAACATATTTGGTCAAAATATGCTGCTGGATTAGAACCGTTACTAGAAATTTCGCATCTTACTGGAAGATTAGGATTGCTCATATATACTACAGGAAGTGTATTACTGTGCATAAATTCATGAGCTATTACAAAAGTATTATCATGTACGAATCCTATTCTTACTCTACCTACACCTAACCATTGAAAATCAATAAATAAAATTTGAGTTTTAGTAATATCTAAACTAAATTTGGAAGGTCCTGTACCATCACATTTATCAGTATTCCAATTTTCTTGAGTAATATTTTCGGCATCTACAGGAGACCCACTAGTACTTGTTCTAATAATAAATCTTAACGTGCCGTCTCCATCTTGTTGGAAAAAAATACCATTAAGATTATCAAAATATCCTGTTCTTTTAGTAACTCCCGTAGATGCTGCATAAAAGTTAAAAGTTGCATATATTAATTGACTTTTACCAGGCAAATATTGGTGATAGAATTTTGTTTGATGAATAGCAGAACTATTTGTAGATGTAGTTGTAGATAGTCTTGCGCATGCTTGATTTGGTTGAAAAGTTACCGTACCTCCTGCTGTTAAGACATCTATAAAATTAGGATCTAATCCATAAAGATGTTTATAATCTCCTAATGTATAAGGTTCAGATACTCGTTGTCTACCAAATGCATCAGAAGCTGTAGCTACTCCCTCAGTAATAATACTATTTAATGGGTTAGATGAATTAATTTTAACCAATAACTCTTCTTGACCAGTAACAGCCGCTCTAGTGTTATTATGTCCAACAATAGCTACTTGTTTTTGGCTCATGGTAATATGTAATTAAAGTATTAGTATTTTAATAAATCTTTTATAAAGATTACTTATTAATAGCGTTATTAATACTAGTTTTTTGTGTTTTTGTTAGTGCATCTAAAAACCAACTTTTAGCCATCATAATACGAAGATGTTCAACGTTTCTTGAAATCGTATCTAAGTCGTCTTGTGTTTTGTCCGTTTTTGCGTTTAATTCGTTAATCAAATTCACGCTATCAAATGCAGCGTTTACGCTTTGTAGTATTTCGTTTTCCATTATGCTAAAAGTATTTTTTGAGTTACTCCATTAATTACTACTTCCCAATATTTTGACGAAGTGTTTACTTGTGATGCTACTGTTCCTACGGGATAAGTAGTACTGCCAATTGCTATTTGTCCAGTTCCTACAACAATGTTGCACCCGATAGCTATCCCTCCAGCATCAGCAGTTGAAAAAGCACCAAGAGCAATGCTGCCTTCATTTACAAAAGTATTGAAACCTACTGCTGTTCCAAACATTGTAGAACCTGTTAAAACATTACCGCCAATACAAACATTCAATTGACCAGTTATGTTGTCAGAACCAGCACCATTTCCAATTATTATATTACTGGCAGCAGTTGTTGCAAATTTATGTGCAGTTGCTCCGATTGCTATATTATTGCTTCCTGTTGTAAGTGAAGATTGTGCATCATACCCGATTGCTACATTTGAACTTCCTGTTGTTGCAGCACCTAAGGCTTCTGAACCAATTGCCACATTGCTTTGAGCAGTTGTTGAAGCATCCGAAGCATTACGTCCTACTATTGTATTGTTTGCTCCCGAAGTATTACTTTTTAAAGCACCATCACCAAATGAAGTATTTGTTGCAATGTTTCCTTGCCCATTATTCCAAATAGTTAGGTCTGTAGCATTTGATTCTAACCAAGCAGGAAGTCCTCCTGTATTAGTTGTTGGAGCAAAAGGCACAATAATTCCTAAATCATCTTTATAAGATAATTTATTTGTATTACGATCAAAGAAAACTTCTCTTCTTGCAGCTTCTAGCGGGTTTTTAATATCATATTGTATCATAATCTAAAGATTAAAATTTTAATAGTTTAATAATTCTTTTATTTGACTATATGTCAAAGTATTGTATTCTGTAGTATCTCCTGGGATATCTCTTGTATCATAACAATTAAGAATTAATAAAGCTCTTCTTTTATTTTTTAATTCTTCTAATGCATCACAACAAGTTCCGCCAAATTGTATTAGTCTAATATAGTTTAATACTTCTTTAGCAAAAGTACATTGTTTTTGCCAAACTATAAGTTTAAAACAATTTTCTTCTTCAGTTAATGTACCACAATCTGCTGTAGAAAATGCATTAAAGTAATAAGGTCCTAAATCAGGATCTAATGTCCATTCTCCGATAGGACAATCTATATTAGTATTTGATCCTACAAATATATCATCTCCTGGTACTACCGCAAACAGTGACCATAATTCACCGTCCCAAAGTATTGTGTATTCTTGTCCTCCAGCAGTAAATGTATAGGTATTAAAACCTTCTACTATAACGCCATCTACCTGTATGGTTTCCTCAATTCCTGTAGATGCTGGAGTTACACTAATTTGTAGGCAGTTGCACATTCCTTATATTTTGTTAATTTTCATTACACCATAATTTAAATATGCTGTTGCAGGAGAAGTAGAAGTTGATCTAACATCTATAATATCTCCAACTGCTAAAGTAACATCTGATACTAACGAGGATATAGGAAAAATATAAGACTGCTCTCCTGTTCCTGTCATACTTACTCGTTTCTTAGTAAGTGTGCTAACTGCAGTACCATTTTTGTAAATATCTACAGTAACTGTAGCGTTACCACTACTTACAAAATTAAATTCTGTATCAGCTATAAATAATAATTCATACTTACCAGCGCCTCCTGAAGGAACTGTATAAGTCATATTTGTAAGAGTAGTAAATGTAGGAGATGTACCTGAAGTATTAGCTCCTAATCTTTCTTCTTCATATTTTACTAATACACAGTCACATACTCCTGCAGGACCAGTAGGCCCTGTTGCTCCAATTAAACTTGTAGTACTATAAGTAGTACCATCAGTATAATAAATAGTTAACACTCCTGTACCAGAGTTATACGAAGTATTTATAATACCGTTACCGTCAGTACCTTCAAATAACGTTATTCCATCACAATTAGCGCAGTCGCACATAGTAAAAAGTATTAGCATCCGCTGCAACCACAATCGGCGCAGTCAGAAATTGTTGTACAATATTTAGTTGCAGCATCTAAGATAGCATCTAGCGTATCAAAATCGCCACAAGAGAATGCAGATTTAATCCCATACATAAAGATTTCCATCTGATCTACTTGTTCTTTTAATTTGATTACAGCTTTAGTATCACATGCATTTAATAGCTTAACTACTAATGCATCCTTGCAATTGCATAAATTGCATAAGAATAAAACATGCTGAGTTTTATTTTTGTAAATAGCACTGCCTGCTTGTACAGTATATACTACTTGATAAACACCGTCAGGATTTGACCATGCTGCTTCATTAATGGCAGTAAACGATCCTGGTGTAGGAGCGCCTGTTGCAGAAGCATAAACATTAGTACTACCATTTTTTAAATAGTAATTTGCAGATATAGAAATACCTGAGATCGTAGTAGAAGTTACAGTTTGTGGTATATTTACCGTATAAGTTCCACCATTATTATTACCTGTTCCTGTTAAAAATCCAGTAATAGTAGTTCCTGTAGCAACACCTATTCCTACTAACGTTTGTCCAATTGCAAAAGTACCAGAAAGATGAGTAGTGTCTGTAAATACATTACCTGATATTGATCCTGTACCTGAAGCATTAATAGCTGTAGGAGGAGTATTGGTAGGGTAAAATGATACATAAGCTAAAGTAATAGCAGATGTGTTAATGTTAGGAGTTCCCCAACCTCCTAAGTTTGCTGTTTCATATGGTTTAGTATTCTCAACTAAAGTAACCTTATTGCATTTGCCTGTAAAAGAAACTGATATTTTAGGAATTAGTGCCATATAAACGAGCGAATTATTTAATCAAATTTAAGGAAAATATAGTAGCCCGCCACAAAGACAGCAAAATTTTTGTGACGGGACTACTGTGGGCGGAGAATTACGCGTTAAAGTCTGATGCAGTTAATCCAAG